AGACTTAACATTGCATAACTTATTTATTACTCTTTTTTAAAGGGGTAATTGTGGAAGAGAAAAATGTAAAAGCACCAGTATCACCAAATTCAGATAGTGAGTTTACTAGATATTGGGATTTATTTGTTGTCGATGTTGTTGAAAGGGAAAATTACAAGAGAGGGCATCTTGAGCAATTAGCTATACTATGCCAATTGTATCTAGAGTTCTACGACGTGTCAAAAGTCATCTCAGAAAAGGGCGCGGTGTATGAAACAAATTCAGAGAGGTATGGAAACCAAATAAAAGTTAATCCGGCCTGTACGATTAGAGATAAAACTTTAATGGAAATTAGACAGTATTCAAAATTACTTGGACTTGTCCTAGAGAAAGATACTGAGAAAAATGACAAGCCTGGTAAGGGTAACGATTGGAGTTAGTGTGAGCGATAATTTTTTATTTATATTTAACAGAAAAACAATTTTTATAATTTACTGCAGGTTGGTTTTGTTGACATTTTTGCCAGTGATATTTTTCTTTACCTTTATTGCAGACGTTAACTTTCTTAAGCCATTTAAACTTTTTTGGAGTGAATGTGGTGATATCTACGAAGAAATAAGGGGTTAATATGGCAACTGTACCTACGATGATTGTAAAGATAGGACTCCAGAGACTCGATGGCCTGGGAGAGATAGTTCACCATTCATTTCCTTGTGATATGGGAGATAGTGGTCGAGTTTCTATGGTTAAAAATATAGAGTTATTTGATCCGATCAATGGCCCAAGAAAGGCTACGTTTTCTTATTATAATAAGAGCACTGGGAATTGTATCTACCGAGAAGTCGTGGGAAGAGAGGATTATAAGGCCGGGGAATATGCTTGATAACTTGAACATCTTCTGTCCAAAAAAATACCCAAACTGTCACGGTGGTTATCAGTACGCGCTCGATGTAGTGTCTGGAAAAGTACTGGCAAATATATGGATAAAGTCTACATGTAAAAAAGTTATAAGTGATTACGAAAACGAAGATTATTATTTTGATGCTGAATGGTCTGAGAAGTACCTCCGTATGTTTCAAAGATTCGAGCACGTAATAGGCGAGTGGGATACACCAAACATTGTACTTGAGCCGTGGCAGTTATTTATGTTCATGGTTACTGAGGGATTTTACTGGAAGAAAAATAAAAAAAGAAAATACAAAACACTTCATTGCGAAGTTGCTAGAGGTAATGGTAAATCTGCACTGGCATCTGTTTCTGGATTAATTTATTTGTCACTATATAAAACAGTTAAAGGTAATAAAGTTTTTTCTGCAGCAACAAAAAAAGAACAAGCAAGAATTGTTCTCGACTCAGCAATGGAAATGGCAAAGTCAAATAAATCATACATTGACCATACCGGAACAGAAGTTTACGCCCACCATATCGCGCATAAGCCCTCTGGATCGGAGTTTAAAGCACTGTCATCTGACTCAAAATCTCTCGATGGTCTTCAGCCTGTTCTTGGAATTGTAGATGAGTTACATGCCCATCCAACAAGAGCAGTATATGACGTTATTGATTCTGCAATGTCAAAGCGTAGAGATTCTATCTTGATGGTTATTACAACTGCAGGTTTTTCTCTTGATGGAATAGGCTACTCTCAGTCCTGTTATGCAAAGAAAGTTGCTCTTGGTGAAATTCCAGATGAGTCATTCTTTGCTTTAGTTTTTACTCTTGATGATGATGATGACTGGAGAGATGAGGGTGTTTGGACAAAGGCAAACCCGAATTGGGGAATCTCTGTAGACGTGGACGCATTTAGATCAAAAGCATTTAAAGCAAAGGCAAACCCAAGTGATGAATCAAATTTTTTAGTTAAGCATCTAAACCTGTGGCAAAACTCAGCTTCTCAATTCTTTAATCTTAAATCATGGGACAAGGCAGTTGATCATGATCTAAAAATGGAAGATTTTGTTGGCTGTGACTGCTATGTTGGAATTGACCTTGCATCTAAAAAAGATTTAACTTCTTTTGCATATATATTTAAAAAAGATGAAAAGTTTTATTTATTCACAGAAAACTTTGTTCCAGAGTTTGCAGTTCAAGAAAGTAAGAATGTTAACTATAAAACATGGGTTAAAGACGGGCTTTTAATAGAAACTCCAGGCAAAGCTATTAATTACGATTTTATAGAGAAAAGATTTCTTGAAAACTCTAAAAAATATAAAATAAAAGAAGCATTTTTTGATCCATGGAACTGCGTTGAGTTCTCTCAGAAAATGAGCCAGGAAAGAATCGAGATGGTTGAATTTAGAATGAATACAGCTAATCTCTCTGAGCCAATGAAAAAACTAGACTCATCAATCATAGAAGGAAATGTTATTCACGATGGTAATGAGCTTTTTTCTTGGTGTTTATCGAATGTTGTTGCTAAGGTTGATCATAATGAGAACGTATTTCCTCGAAAAGAGCATGAGAACATGAAGATTGATCCTGTTGTCGCTGCTATTATGGCCATTGCTGGATGGGTAAACGAGGAAGACGACGAATCTGTTTATAAAAAAAGAGGGATGGTGTTTATATGATTAAAATATTTTTTGCTATTTTGTGGGCGTTATTGTGCCTTCCGTTATCAGTCGTATTTTTCTACATTATGGAGTCATACGAGCTTGCTAAAATTTTTTCTAGCTGGATTGGTAAAATTCTGAGATGATTTAATAGTTTCAACCCAAAAATTCACTCCTGGGATGAAATTTTATCCTTCGGGGTGAGCTAAGGATGGCAAGCCCCGTCTTTCTTACTTTAAAATTTGCCATTAAACAATTATTTTCTTACACTTTTATTGGTGTAAGGAGTTTCTCATGAAAAATAAAAAGAATAGCTTTAAGCTTGAGATAAGAAATCAAGTAAAAAACAAAGCAGAAATGATTATGTATGGAGATATATCTAGATGGGATATTTCTGCAGAACTAGTATTGGAAGAATTAAAAGCTCTAGATAGCAGCGTAACCGAGCTAGACGTAAGAATGTTCTCAGGTGGCGGTGATGTTTTTGAGGGTATTGCGATTTATAATATTTTAAAAAGAGCAGATCAAAAAATTACAATGCACATAGACGGACTAGCAGCTTCAATTGCTTCGATTATCATTCTTGCTGCAGATGAAGTTATTATTGGAGAGGGATCACAAGTAATGATTCACCTGCCTTGGACGTTTGCTATGGGCGACAAGAATGAACTTCAAGGAACCATGGACAGACTTGAAATGGTTGAAAGAGAGCTTGTTAAAATTTATCAAAGGGCCACGGATTTAAGTGAAACTGAGATTATTGACATGATGACAAAAGAAACTTGGTTTAATGATGAAAAGGCAGTTGAGTTTGGGTTTGCTACTTCAAAAGTTGCAAATGAAAATAACTTCAACATTGCTGCATCTGTTAAAACTTGTGAATGGATAAAGAAAAAAGAACTTGCAAAAGTGAATCTTGAGTTTAAGAATAAGATTCAAGATAATATTAATAAATTTGACGATGTTTTAGCTCGCAAGTAAGCGCAGCAACTCGTTTGTAAATTTTTTGTTGTATTTTTAAAGGAGAAAAAAAATGGACAAACTAAAGAAAAGACTTGCAGAGATTGTTGCATCTTTAAAAGAGTTTCAAGCTCTTGAAGGTCTAACTGTTGAGCAAACAGAATCAGTAAAAGCTTTAACTACAGAGGCGAACACAATCAACTCTCAAATTGAGGCACAAAACAGTATTTCAAATGTTTTAAACATTTCTACTGAGCCAGTTGTTAAAACTAAAAAAACAACTACGACTGCAACTGCAGGAACTCCTAGAAAGATTGAAAATGGTAATCACGGTTTTAATGACATTGGTGACTTTTTCATGGCAATTAAGAGTGATCCAAGAGGCGTTAAAAACGAAAACCTTAAGATCCTTGCTTCTCAAAAAGAGAAAGTTGGTGAAGATGGTGGTTTTTTAGTTCCAGACGATATGCTTGGAAGTATTGAGAAAAAAGTTAATGGTGACGAAAGTTTACTTTCAAGATGTCGTCAATTAAAAACAAAAGGTAATAGAATTACTGTTCCTGTTGATGAAACTGCTCCTTGGTCTGGAAATGGATCAAACTTCGAAGCCTACTGGGTTGGTGAAGAGCAAACTTCTAACGAGTCTCAAAAGAAACTTGGCGAAGCAGATATTAAACTTCACAAATTAATGGCAAAAATCAGTGTTACTGATGAAATGCTTGAAGATGCACCACTTATTGAATCAATGATTATGAGTGATGTTCCAGAAGTTATCATGGCAAGAATTAACAGTGCTATTATTTCTGGTTCTGGTGTTAAAATGCCAAAAGGTATTATTAATTCTGGATTTGGTTATGAAGTTGCTAAAGAATCTGCTCAAACTGCAGACACAATTAACTTTGAAAACCTTAAGAAGCTTTATACACATGCCCTTCCAAGAGCGAAGAAAAATGGTGTATTTATCTATAATGTTGCCTGTGAAGAGCAATTAATTGGTATGCAATTAGGATCAGATCCTTCAAGCCCATCAATTTATCTTCCAAACAACTCTATCTCTGGTGCTCCTTTTGGAACGCTTTGGGGTAAAGCAGTATATCCAATGGCCGGTGCTATGCCAGCTCTAGGTGATTCTGGAGATATCATGTTCGTTGACCTTTCTTATTACTATGCTGCAGTTAAAGCCGCTGGTATCAAGAAGAGAATGTCTGTTCATGCTTTATGGGACGAAGATAAAACTTCTTATAAATTCTCATTTAGAATGGGTGGTCAGTGTCCGTTTACACAACCAGCTGAGTCTGAGTTTGGTAATTATAAACTATCTGGTCTACTTAGATTACAAGAAAGAGCGTAATAGCTTAATAGGAGATTAAAATGAAATTATTTTCAGAAGAAATAAGAGCAAAAAACGGTGGTATCATTGAGGATATCGCTGCAGGTGTTGAGTCTGACAGACTTTCACTAAAGGATTCTAATAAAGTATCTATCGTTGTTAAGTTAGCTGTTGGGTCTGGAACGACTTTTTCAATGACGCTTAGACAGCATGATGCTGCTACGTCTGGAACAAGTGCAGACTTAATTTCTAGCGTGCCTGTTTATCACAAGGCAGATGCGGATGCAGATTTTATTAGACTTGATCCGACTACGGCAACAATTGCAATCAGTGAAGTTGACACTTTAGCTGGCCATGTAATTGTTGAAGTTTATCAAAATGATCTAGCATATGGTTTTGACTATGTTTCACTAGTCCTTGCGGCTCCAGGTGCAGCAAGAGTTGCTTCTGTTGATTACATGATTGACACAAAAAACAAACCTGCTTACAAATCTTAATTAATTTAAAAGGTCACGCCCCTCAAATGAGGGGCTTTCTTTTAAGGATGACGCTATGAAGAATAAAATTAATATCTTACATTTTAACTATGAGACTGAGTTTAATGGAAAGAAATATAAAAAAGGTTATGCATATAAGCTCGATATGAGCGAAGTCGATATTAAACGCCTTCTTAGAATGGGTTGTATTTATGCTGGAAAAGATGCAAAATACTATAAAGAAGAAGTAAAACCTGCACAAGTTAAAAAGGTAGTTGAAGAAAAACCTACTGAAATTAAGAAACAGGAAGTAGAAAAAGATGTCGATAATAAAAATATTGAACAAGCAAAGGTACAAACAGGATCAACCGACAGCACCAAGTCTTTTAAATAGATTTATATACGGAAACTCTGTTACTGAAAGCACTTCACTTGAGGTAGCGGCTTTTTATCGTGGTATATTTTTTATTGCGTCCCAGGTTGCAAAAATGCCATGGGACATAAAGACTTTTGATAATGTAGTTGTTAATGCCAACAATGATATATATGACCTATTAAACATAGCTCCGAACAATGAAATGAGTTCGTTTAACTGGAAGTTGTTATGTACCCAAACTGCAATTCTTGAAGGTAACTGTTTTAACGAAATAGTTAGAGATAGAACTGGAAAAATTCATTCTTTAATTCCAATAATAAATCATGACGTTTGCATGGTTAGAGATCAAAAAGGTGAACTGTTTTATCAATTAAGCAACACTATCGATAATGATGTTGTTTATCTCAGAAAAGACGAAGTACTTCACTTTAGGAATTTGCATACAGAAGATGGCATCAATGGGATGTCTATAATTAATTATGCCAACAAAGCTCTTGGAGTTGCAAAAGGTGCCGATCACATGGCCGGTAACATTTTTGGAAATGGCGGTCTTCCTTCTGGTGTTCTTGAAACCGAAAAGATTTTAAATGAAGATGTAATTGAAAGATTAAAAGAAGAATGGAAAAGCAAGTTCGGTGGTAATAAAGCTGGTGGTGTTGCCGTTCTCGAAGAGGGCATGAAGTTTAATCCAATTAACTTTGCTCCAGATGTATTACAATTCCTTGACTCTAGAAAATTCTCTGTAGTTGAGATTGCTAGATTCTTGGGTGTACCACCATCAAAGCTATACGTATTAGAAGCTCAAAGCTATAACAATATTGAACATTCAAACCTTGAAGTATCAAATGACACCATCGACGTATGGGCCAAAAACTTTGAGGGCGAAGTTAACATGAAGCTGTTAGACAGTAAAAAGTCTAAATTAAAAAGTGACATGGATCTATATGCTATTAATAGAGGTGACATGGACAAAAGGTCTAGTTACTTTACAAAGATGATTGCAAGTGGTTCTATGTCTCCAAACGAAATAAGAAGAAAAGAAGGAATGGCAATTTATGAAGGTGGTGACGAGTATTATATCTCGACGAACAATCTCACTCCAATTTCAAGACAAGATGAAATCATAGATTCTCAAATAAAAGAAAAAGAAGATAAAAGTAAAGAAGAAGATGCTAATGGTGAACTAACGAAAGCCTTGGCAAATAAAATTAACAAGAAATAACTAAACTCGTAAAAACACGCAGTAGGTTAAATGAACTTAAAAGAGATATACGCTCTTGTCGATTATCTTGTCGAGGAGAGACTTAATCAAGTAGATTTACCAAAAGGGATTAAAGGTTCTCGTGGGCCTAGAGGTTTCGATGGCCAAGACTTTTCCTGGGACGAAAGTAAATCAAAAATAGTTCAATATATAAAAGAAAACTCACTTACATTTGAAAAGCTAACAGAAGAGCAAGTTAAGTCTCTTATTGGTGATATAGGCCCTAGGGGTCTTAAAGGCTCAAAGGGTGAGCGCGGTATTCCTGGTGATAATTTTGACTGGGAAAATCATCGTGAAGAAATACTTTCAAGAATAGATTCGAATAAACTTAGTTTTTCAGACTTCACAGACGACGAAGTTCAAACCCTTAAAGGCCCTAGAGGTTATAGAGGTCAAAAGGGTACTAGTGGTAAAAGCGGCTCACCAGGACTGGATGGAAATTCATTTAATTGGGATAGTCACTTAGAAGATGTTCTTAAATTAATAAACTCTAATAAGTTAAAGTTCTCAGATTTCACAACAGAAGAAATTTCAAAGATTTCTGGAAGGGACGGACTTAAAGGCCCTAAGGGTATATCTGGAAAAGATGGTATTGATGGATCTAGCTTTTCATGGAATGATCACGAAAATAAAATATTTGAAAGAATCGATTTTAATAAACTAAAATTTTCCGACTTAACAGAAGATGAGCAGTTCTCTCTTAAGGTGAGCGTGGTTCTCGTGGACAAAGAGGGAAAGCTGGCAATGATGGCTTATCAAGTTACGATACATGGTTAAAAGAAAATGACGGATCTGAAAAAGATTATTTAAAATCATTAATTGGCAAGGGTGGTGTTCCTGGTATTCAGGGCATACAGGGTGCTCCTGGTGTTTCGGGAAGAATGGGCCTTGACGGAAATGATGGTGAAGATGCTCCAGTCATTATAGATATTCAACTAAGAGAAGATCGCGGAACGTTTTATTTTATATTTTACTTTGATAACGGATCTCAAGTTGAAACTAGGTCTATTGATAAACCAGTAATAGAAAGCATTATTCAAAACACTGTAATGTATGCAGGTGGTGGTAGCTCGACTGGTGGTGCATCTGTATTAGAAGTTTATAAAGATAGCATATTAATTGGCCTATCTGAATCTTTGAATTTTGCTGGAGACAATATAAGTGTCTCTTACGACGAAGAAACAAAACAATCTACAATAAGTGTTACTGAGCCAGATCCTACATGTATAGATGTCCTTGACGAAGGGACTTTTGCAACAACATGTTTAAAAAGCATGAACTTTGTTGGTGAAGGCGTAACGATAGAAAACATAACAACAATTTCTGACTGGGACACGCTCACAGAAGTTACATCGATGGCAAATTATCTAGTAGAAGATACGGGCCATATTGTTGTTAATGTTCCACAGCAAGAAATAACAGCAAAGCTTGGACTGACAAGAATAGCTACTGGCGCAATATCTAAATTTGATTTAATTAGACTTGTATCGAGTACGAATGTCTCTAAGGGATCAAGCGACACTTCTGTAGAATCAAAGATTTCTGGAATTGCACTAAACACAGCTGCAGATGGTGAGCCTGTTGACTTTGTTATGTTTGGAATTATTGAAGATGCAAGTTTCACATTTGCTTTATCAGCAAAACTATTCTTACAAAGTGACGGATCACTAGGAACAACACCTCCTAGCACAACTGGAGATTTTGTTGTAGCCTCTGGTGAGTCACTTGGAATAGGAGCAATTTTTATTAAAATACAAGAGCCAGAGGGGATCGTATGAGCTACTTAGTTTTAGCTAGAGATACCTCTGGTAATAAAATACAAGTCGATCCATTTTCAATAGGTGGCGCGAACGTAGTTATACCGACAGTGCCATGTCAGGCATCTGTTTTTGTCGGAGCTGCAGTTGTTATGCAAGCAAGTGGAATAGCAAGAAACGCATTAGCAGACTCTCTGACAAATTCGAATGTATTAGGTATAGTAGAATCAAAATCTTCAAGTGAAGTTTGTAATATAAGAGTACTCGGTACAAGTGCTGAGATATTTACAGGGCTGGACGTTTCAAAAGAATATTATTTGAGCGAAACAGTTGCAGGTGAAATATCAACGCTGCCACCGACAAGTTCTGGGAGTGTAATATTAAAAATAGGTCAACCATTTAGCTCAACAAAGATGCTGGTGAGTAAGGGCCAAAGAACAGTGAGGGCATAATGGCAACAAAGAAAGTAGAGAGAAAAGCTAAGGTTAGAAAATTAAGTGTTGATGAGCTTGTTAGAATTGAACTAGCCGGAGCGAATGGACAAACAAGAAAAATAGAATTAAAATGTCAGAGAGTCGAATTAGACAAGCTTAAAAAAGAACAACTACTACTAATAGCAAATCACTCACTCAAGACAAAAGAGATATCAGAGTTAGAAGCTAAGATCAGAGTACATGAATCAAGAAATAAGTTAATACTTGCAGATCACAAAAAATTCGTTGATGATTTAAAAGAAAGACTAAAGTTAAAAGACAATTGGGGATATAATCCCGAAACTGGTGAAATCAAGGAGTAAGATATGGCCGAAAGAAAATTTTTGTATGTAGGAGCCGATGGGTTGCCTATTGAGAGTGCAGGAGCGTATGAAAGTGGTGATCACGTTTCAAGTTCTGCTGGTGCTGGAGATGCTGGAAAGCCAATCTTATTAGATGGTGACGGTAATATAGATGCATCAATGATTAATGATGCAGATGTTGCGCATGATAGTACTGGTGGGATGGCAGCATCTACTGGACATACCTCGTTTCCATTACTGAGTGGGACTAGACCTTTTACTGGTAATCAGTCAATGGGTAGTTTTAAGATTACAAGTCTTGCTGATGGTGTTGACGCAAATGATGCTGTTAACAAGAGTCAGTTAGATGCATTAGGTGCTGGGTTTGACCTTAAGGAAAGATGTAGAGTAGCAACAGACGCTGCACTACCTGCTTATACTCCGTCTGGTTCCGGTGTTGGTAAATTAATAACAATGGACGCTGTTGGTATATTAGTAATCGATGGTGTTAATACTGTTTTAAGTGATAGGATCTTAGTAAAAGACGAGGCAACTGCACATGCAGATCACGGTATTTATGAAGTTACTACTGAGGGTACAGCTGGTGTAGCAGCAATCTTAACAAGAGCTACCGATGCAGATGGCGATCCAGCTGGTGAAGTAAGTAACGGTATGTTCTCTTTCATTTTAGAAGGTACAAACAATAGTAATAGTGGTTGGGCACTTATTACATCACCACCAATTACTGTTGATACAACTGCTCTTGAGTTTTCTCAATTCCAAGGTCTTCCAAATTATTCTGCATCTCTAGGTGTTGAGTTAGTTGGTTTAGACTTTAGAGCAGACTTAGTTTCTTCTGGTGGTATTAAATTAATTGGTAATGAATTAGCAGTAGAGCCAAATGACTTTGCTGGATCTGGTATGGTTGATGACGGTGCTGATAACTTGGCAATTGACTGGTCAACTGCATTTAATGATTCAAAAGCAATCAAGGCTAGTGATTTAAGTTCTAATACAAATGGTTTTGGTGCAAGTATTATTGGTATCGAAGATACTAATGGCTATTTCACTGCAACTGATCAAGAGGGTGTTAACGATGAGTTGTTTGGTCTTATTGGACAACCTGGAGTTACTTACGTTGTTGATACTGCAGGTGTTACAAAGGGCGACATTGTTTATGTTTCTGCAAATGATAAGATTGCTCCGTATAGTAACTTGGCACAATCTCACAGAGGAATTGGTTTAGCACTTAGTACTGAAATCTCAGCTGCAAACGTTAAAGTCTTGGCAAATGATTCAGTTCTTACTGGTGTACTTACTACTGCTACTGCAGGTGACCCGTACTACTGGGATGGTTCTGTTTTAAGCAGCACAATACCATCTACAAGTGGTAGTTACGTGTGGCAAGCAGGTGTTGCTAAAAATGCAACTGACCTTCATGTTGAAGTTCGATTTGTTAAGAAAAATGCATAATTAATAATGGGGGCCATTGGCCCCTGTTCTTATTGGTAGAAAATGGTTGATAAAGTAAAAGTTTTAATTATTGAAAGAAATGGCACTGAGCTTTCGTATCAAGAGGAAGGTAAACCTACCTCTGACTACATTGAAGCAAAGGGTATTTCTTTTGAATCAAGCGATTATCTTTTGGAGAAAATTGGAAGAGTATTAAAAGAAACATACCCAACACACTCTTTTAAGTACGGGTACTCTGGAGATGATATTTCATACGAAGAGTTTTATATTACAACAACACAAATAACAACAAACCGAGCAATGAGAGGCGACTTCACATATAGTGGTGATAATATTACTTCAGAAGCTTGGAAAATATATGATACAGATGGTACAACTGTACTAAGAACAATAACTCTAACACATACATATACTGGTGATGATGTTACGAAAACAGAGGCAGTTGAATCATGAGAGGAATACTAAGCAGGATACAGGGATGGGTTAAATTAAAAGGCGCAACTGATAGCACTAACATAGGAAACACTGGTGACTCACTTAATACTAACGTAACAAATCAAGTAGATGTGCAATTTGCGAACTTAGCGACAGATCCATTTGAAAGACTGGTTGTTGCTCAACCAGAATCACTGTTTGAGTTCTCTCACTTTGGGGTTACTCCTGGGCTGTGGGATGAGGAACTTACTGGATCTGGAACTGGTGTACAGGACACAAATACACCATCATATAAAATAAGTACAACAACAGCGAGTGGCGATAAGGTTCAAAGAAAATCAAGAAGGAATATAGAGTACATACGAGGGAAGTCATCTCTTTGGTATTTATCATGTAGACCAGGAACGGCCAAGGCAAACCTAAGAAAGAGATGGGGTGGGTTTGATAGC